CAGCAGTTTCAATTTTTGAAAAGCTCGGCCCGGGGGAACCACCCGCCCCCGCCGGGAGATTTTTATGCCTCAATCGCCGGATTGTAGAGATATACGTTCCTGCGGTCGAGGTGCTCGCGCAGCTTCTCGATCGCCTCGCCGAAGCGCTGGAAATGCACGACCTCCCGCGCGCGGAGGAAGCGGATGACGTCGTTCACATCCGGATCGTCCGACAGGCGCAGAATGTTGTCATAGGTGACCCGCGCCTTTTGCTCCGCCGCCAGATCCTCGTTCAGGTCGGCAATGGTGTCGCCCTTCACGCCGATACTCGCTGCGTTCCAAGGGGAGCCACTGGCAGAGGTTGGATACACACCGGCGGTGTGATCCACAAAGTAGGCGGCAAATCCGGGATTTTCTTCGATCTGCTTTTCCAGATCCAGATCTGCTTTTCTCTCTGTGTAAAGTTCCAGTGATCCTTCAATCTCCCGGATCCGGTTTTTGGTATCGTCGCCCCGCTGCCTTTCCGTGGAAAGGTACACAAGAAACGGGGGATCCGGTACCGGTTTTTTATTTGTTGCTGTGAACTGATTTCGCGCAATCGGAAGGCCTAACCCTTCGGCGCGTTTTATGATCTCTTCAAACGTCGTCACCTTCCGATCGCTCCTTTCACTTTGTCTTCAAATTCTGCCGCGGCTTTTTCCTCTACCGGGCGAATATGTTCGATCGCTTTTACTCTGCGTC